CTGGATAATAAATCCCTTGAACATAAGGAAGACCATAAGAAGAAAATTCAGACCTAATATAATCTTCAACTTCATTATTAGCTAAAATATCACCAGCTTCAAAATCTCCAAAACTTTGGCTTGCCTGAAGGCTTGTATAAGATCCAAAGGAGTTTGCCGCAACAACATCAGTTAACGCTTGAACAACAGAATGGCTTGATGCAATTCCAAAAGAATCAGAAAATTTAGAAACAGTCCAGTTTGACGTATTTGGATCTCTGCCATCAAGAAGGTAAACGCCATAAGGTCTTTTAAACAACATCAAAAGACCCTTATAAACAGTCGCTGAAATTAATCCATCACCTTCACCTGGGAATATTTCAAAAGTTAAAGGAGTAGTGTTAAAATCTTCATGATCGCTTGCCAAGCTAAAATATACCGTATGACGATTTGCCGAAGATCCAAGAACGCAAAGCCGTCTTTGATATAATACTCCAAAAGAAGGATAAGACCCAGCAGACCAGTCTGCGTTTGGTGTTGTAATCGCACTTGTTGATGTTCCATCAGCAGAAATCCTATGAACCTGAACTGCGCGTGTGAAAATAAATAGTTTTTTATTGTTTGTTGCGTCTTCCTGGCCGCCCTCGCAAAACTGTGTGTCCGTTGTAATTGTTGTTGCAAAGTTTCTTATTGCAGACCCAGACATAAACGTGCCATCACCAGTATCTCGCCAAATTTTGCCATCACTTGTTGCAATAATTAATCGCTGAAGGCTAGGCGTTGGCCACCAATCCCACATCGCTACAATGTTTGTACTAGCAAGAGCCGAAGAGTTATACTTTGTTGAGCCCCTAGCTTTTTCAATTCTACCAGCAAATAAAGAAACATTATTCGCTTTAGTTAAAGCGTTTGGAGGCATAGACGTTAGTGGCCCATCAGTTCTTAAACCAATTTGACCAAGTGGAATTATTGCCGTTGCTCCAACATAAGCCATTACCGAAACCATCCATTATTTCTAGACTGTGCTTTTCTTGGAACAAGTTTCCCAAAATTTAAACCAGCTGATGATTTCCCTTTTCTTGCATCATTTAACATTGATTGAAGTTTTGCTTGAGCTAGTTGAAAATACTTTTCTGATTTATTGTCAGACTTATCAAGTAAAACATAATGAGTCGCTGCAAAAACTAAGTAATCGGCATAACTACCTGGCACTAAAGGAATGCTTGCGCTATTGTCAAACAAAGATCTTGGAACTGGTATATATTCAACTTCAGCGCGAATAGAATCTTCTGATACAGAAGTATTAAACCTGGCCCGACAAACTCCAAATCTATTTTGATCAATCAAGCAAAATTTGTCTGGAATTTCTTCTGTTATTCTTGTTAGAGGGTACTCTCTTAAAAAAGTACTGCTATCAATAAGAAAAACCTTTCCAGATTCTCTGTTAGAAACATTATATGCCGAAGAGTCTTGAAAAATCGTAATTGGTTTTGTGATTCTTAAAATTCCACTTTTTGCATACTGTGAAGTGTATGTTGTTGCGCTAATTTGATCATTGTCATCAAAACCCAAAAGCCCCGCCGCGCTTACATTTGCGTTTGTACCTGTTCCAAAAAGAAGTCTAAAATAAGTCCCTCCTTGGACCAAAGAAAACTTCCTTGTTACTGAATCAAAAGAAATTGTATAGCTTTGAGCCCCAGCCGCAGTTAATCTTGTATCAACTTCAGTACAAAAAGTTGTTGGCGAATAAACTCCACTTGTCAGCGTTGCTGTTAATTCAGTAACAGAGTTTTCTTTGAAATTTATTTTATTGTTGGTCGAATCAACAATAATAACGTCATCAGTTAAATCATAATCAAGTTTGTATGCAGAAAATGTTACGGTACCAGAATCGTCAAGGTATGCTTGATCGAGTGAAAAACTAGTAGATGCAGCAGTATGAGAAGCAATCCTATAAATATCAGCCCTCGAATCAACACGGAAAAACCTCCCTTCTAAAGAATAACTTGGCGCGACCGAAAAAGTGCCTGCCCATGAACCATTTGTTAACGTCGCTGTTCCTTCATATGTTGGCTTTAGTTCTAAAATAATTGGTTTTTTTGCTTGCGCCCAAACCCACGGTTCAGCAATATCTACTCCAAATTCAGACCCGCCAGATAAAAGACCTTTATAAACATTGTTTAATTTTCTTAAGGCAAGATCTTCATAATCTGAAGTGCCATCAGTCGTTTCGCCAGATAATTCTAGTATTTCATCAACAAGTTCTGCACTTGTTCTTTCAAAAGCCATTTATGCCCCTTTTTTAAGGGTTTATTTGATATACAGCTTTTATACTATTCGAAGTATCTGAATAAAGGAAGAAAGGGACAATTCCTTCACCGCCTTGTAGCAACAAAGGTCTTGATTCAAAACAAATCTCAGCCTCACCGCCAGGATATACGTTTTTTTGATAAGACAAAACGCCGCAGCATTTTACGCCAGCAATTACATAATTTGGAGTGCCAGAAGCCACAATTCTGATTGCATAATAACTAGATCCATCCAAACCCCAGTCTTGGGGGGAATTAAACAAAATTGCTTTTTTCCCAGTAGAAACAAGACTTGGAGTATTTTGAAGTGTTAGCGAAGCCCAACTTGATCCATTGTAATATTCATAAGTAAACGTAACACCGCTTGTATCAGCAGTTGTTAAATACAATGCGGCCATTCCAAATTTTTCTTTGCATTGAATTACATAGTTATTTCCTGATGCGCCAGCTGTTTGTTCGTTTGAATTAAACGCATGACCAAGACAAATGTCATTGGCCGCCGCAGATCCATTTTTTGCCTTTATTTCTTTTATTAAAAGCTGATAATTACTTGCTTCACTTATTGCTACGTCATAAGTCTGATTTGAGTATTGAACATAAGGCGCAACAATTAAATTCATGCTATTCATTCTATCCCCAAATCAGAAGTATAATTTACTTACCTTTTGTTAGCAAATTCCCAGCAGCATCATAAAAGTTACCGCTCCCTGGGGGTCTTTCAATTTTTCTAACTCCCTTTTCGATAACCATTCTGTACGGCTGATAAGTGACGACTTGACCTTTTTTATTTAGAACTTGCCCTCGATAATCAAAAGATTTTTCTTCTTTTCTTTGTTTCATAATTTCCTCTCTAGTTTTGTTTTTTTATTACCAACCAATAACGTCAACATACAATGTTGTTGCTGCGGGAGCATAGCTTGCCGCAGTTACTTCTGTTGCAACAGCCGCCGAACTATTCACAATACCGCCGCTGCCAGAAGTATTCGCAACACCAGCAATAGAAATATCAGACCCAGTATTTGCGCCAAGTAAGTTAGTCCCAGCATTTACCCGCGCCGATGCTCCATCGGCAACATCAGCGTTATTTAGAAATAACGTATGAGTATGAGATGCTGCTGCATTATAAAGTCTAATTTTATTGTTGGCGGCGTCGTACTTGTAAAGCACTCCGCTGCCAGCATTGTCTGAATATATTTTTAAACTTTTTATCACATTTGGACAACCAAGGCTTGCTTTGGTTAGCGGTATGCCGCCAGAAGGATAAGTCAACGCCCCATCGCCAAAAGCAACAGTAAAAGTAAAATTCCTAAAACAAGCATCATTAATATGCTTAGTTAACATTGTATATGTTACATCCCCAGCCGCTATATCAGCCATGATAAATCCTTTTTCCTAGTTTAAAGTGAGCAAGGCAAGGGGAAAACTAGAGAAACCCCAAGCCCTGCCACAAATTAAATATTAAGCCGACTCAATCATGTCAGAGTTGTTATCTGGAACCTCAACAACTTCTTCACACTCAAATGCATAAACTCCCTGACCTGTAGGTGATCCAACACCAACAGTCCAAGAAACTTCCATCGAGTCGCCAACATTAAACTTATATGGATCAAGATCAACATATACAGTTTTACCGATTGCTGTTCCATGTGGAACAACAATTGTCTCAACAACAGCTTCACCCGTTGCTGAAAGCGGCGTTGGTCTCTTAGTGAAAATAACAGTTGGGGCAGTTGTTGACCCGCCAGCTGCTTCGCTTGTAAGAGTAAACATTAGTCTTTTTACTCGACAAGATTTCACGCAAACAAGTTCGCCGTGATCAGCGGATGATGCTCCAATATCTACTTCTTTTAAAACTTCAGCTGCGTTTTGAGCCAATGTGATAATTGGAACAAAAAACGCTAAGTGATTTCCCGATTGTGGATATGCCATGTTTTTATATCTCCTTATAAATTAAATATTAAGCACTTGTTACATGAACCGCTCGGCATTCGCCAGGGTTGATATTGCTAGCCCCCCAAACTAAACCGAATTCCAAAATACCATACCAAGCAACACCTTTTTGACGACCATAATCTTGAGGAATTGCTACTCTTAATTCCGGATCTTGAGCAACAGCCATTGCACAAAAATCAGCACCGAAAATTACCGCTTCACCAAGAACTGATCCTGATCCCAAAGATCCAGAAAGAGCACTAGTGTTATTTACTTCGATAAATCGAATGTTTTCCATTCGACCAATCTCAGACTTAAACTTCATTTCAGGGTCCGTGTACTTATGCCAAGACTCCCAAGCCGGATCTGACATCAATCCGCGTTTTGCCTTAGTAGAAACTAAACCAATGTAATCGTCACCTTCGTATGCTGGGACAAGAAGCGTAGAAAACATATAGTCTCTAATTTGCTCAATGTGATAAACATTTAAATTCACAGAAGCAGTTGTTGAAGCTGTTCCATCAGTGTCAAATGTTAATGAAGATGCGCCAGAAGGAATTGCTTTAACATAGCCTGAAGTCATAACTTCAGCTGCTGCGTTATCAAGAGTAAGAGACATTTGATCTCTTAACTTTTTCTGAATCATATTCTCCATGTTGAACATACCAAGATCTTCAGACAAAGAAGAAAATGGAACCGATCTTCCCCACTCACTTACAGTGATAGAGGTTGTTGATAAAGTTAGTTCATCTTCAGGAATTCTGTTGTTTTCTAAAATTCTACCAGAAGTAGGAACATCAATATTTGCGACTCTTGTAATAGAGATTGATTCGCCCTTTTTCTTCCCATATCCAGGTTCGGGACGAACGAATTGCATAAACTTAGTTTCAGCAATTGCTGCGAATCTAAGTTTTGATGACATATCGTGGTTCTTATAGACCCCAGCAGGGGCGTCATAGACCCATGTTTGCATTTAAAAACTCCTTTAGTTAGTTTCCCAACTAAAGGAACATCTTTAGTCGGATTTTTACTTTGTTCTGTTTCTATGTTTGTTTAATTGACTAATAAAATCAAGAGGGGTCGGTGATTTTGCTTGACTTGTAGCTGTAGATGAGCCGGACGAACCTGTAGTAACAGCAGGGCCAGGCTGTAGTTCTTTTGTTGGAAGAGTTGTTTCTTTTGTGCTTCCAAGAAAAGATCTTGTTCTATCTGCTAAAATTTTTAAAGCCTTTGTCTCTGGTAGTTCAACAATGTCTTTCCAGTTTTTTTGGAAAATAAAATCAACAACTT